AGAACTATGCGGAACATTCATTCCATCGTCGCTATAAGACTTAGCGCCTCGACCGCTGTAATCGCTGCTCATTTCCGGGACAGCAGTTTTTGCTTCGATATCCATCTTTGCTCGGCCAGCGCCAAATCGGCGATATGCTTCAGAACTAGGATCGTCGATATTGCCCATGCGCAGGCGCTCAAGAAAACTAACTTTGTCACCTTTAGAAGACTCCAAGCCGCGTGCTTTTAATTCAGCCTCGCCGCCTGCTTGATAACGTTTCACCTTCTTCTTCATAACACCCTCCGTTGCGACTCAATCAGTTGATCTATCTTGGTCTCAAGACGATTGAACCGCTGGTCGATATGATCAGTAATACGATCTACTTCCGCCTTGGTAACATTGTCACGCGCTATCTCCTCACGGGTCTTGTTCAACAAGATCGTGATACGCGCAAGCTCGGAGAACTTCTCATGGGCGATGTACGCAAACAAACCCACAAACAGCGACAGAGCGCCGTTCCAGACAAATGCAAGATCCACGGTTAACACTTCCATCTCTTTAACGCAGCCGCCTTTCTAGTCGGTCTGCCTTTTTCATCTTTCATCGGACCCGGCATACCAGACATGCGAGCGCAGAATGACTTCTTGCGTGATCCGCCTTCTGGCTGCGGGGCTTTCAAATTGCTGCCCGTCTCACGGTTGTACTTGGCTCGTCCTTTAGCCGTCAAACCCGCACCCTTCGACACAGGCAGCTTCTCGCCGCGCCCGATAGATAGGGATGGGGTCTTCTTAGCCATAGAACACCGTTACAGATGTGTTCACCAGCGTTACGGTCACGTTGTCGTAGAACAAGATGCCGTCAGCCGGGATCAGGCAGTTGAAAGCCTCGCCGTTTGCAACCGTCTGCACAGTGAACACATTCGTGCCACCGTCAACAATAGTCACATTACCAGCGCTCGACGTCGGGGCAATGATCATGCCCTTTACACGAGTTCGGCCTTCAAAGATTACTCCCGACGAGCTACGACTCTGGGCTTTTACGTCTGTTTGTTGAGCCATGCTGGCCCCCTATTAGTTGTTCTGCTGACCGAACAGAGGGTCATTCACAAAGTACGTAATGTAGCCAGCGACATCACCAACAGCCGAGCTTGCGCTTTCGCTTGTAACAGTGAAGTTTTGGGTTGGGCTGCCTGCTGTTCCGATGCCAGCACCTGCGCCGGTAGCACCAGGAGTAACAGTCTTAGCAGAAGTAGCGGCCAATGCTGAAACGTAGAACGCAGCGTTCGAAGTTGCACCGTCGATAGTGGTGTAGCCGACATTCATCGTGCCCGAAGTCAGACCATTCGTGATGATCACGGACGTGACAACAGCGTTAGCAGGAAGAATAACGGGAGTGGTTTGGCCTTGAGCAACGACAACGTTGCCAGCAACAGCCGCGTTACCAACATAGAAAGTTGCTGCCATGACGCCGGTGCCGCAGTAGGCTTGGCGAGTGTTATCACCGCCGCCCGAACGCCAAATGCTTTGGGTAGTAGATACAGCCATCGAATTGTCCTCTCAAGCGAGTTCGGTATGGCAATCTGCTTGACGTCAGCCGGGACTGTTTGCCACACCGGGAAATTCCCGGATTAATAGGCTTATACAATGACCGGAGAGGAATTGCAAGAGGAAAGCTATGCGTCAACGAGCTTGTTCGACTTACGCAGATTTTCCTCTTGTGTGATCACCCGCAGGTTCCATGGAACGTGCAGGCCGCAAACTTCATCAGAGATCAGCGGCACGATATGGTCCACAACATACCGCTCGCCCGTCAGCCGAGTCAGATCCATAGCTTGTAGATACAGCTTGCGCATAGCCAGCTTTTGATCCTTGGTTAGCCATCGAGGACTAGCATTACGGTGACGGCGTTTGCGAACGCTGGTTAGAGCTTTATAAAGATCAGGGTTGGCTTCTTTATATTTCTTTTTGTATTGAGTTACCTCAGTTTTTGGTCGGGCATTCGCCCTCGCTTTAACCGCATCTTTGTTCTTCTCGTAGTACCGCTTGCCTGCCGCCTTAGAAGCATCCGACTTTGGTTTCTCGCTGCGCTTCTTGTTGTCAATCGTCCAATCTTCTTTCATGCACTCCACGCAGGATCCCTTGGTCTTGCGCAGGGCTATGTGCCCACGGATACAAGGTAAGCCCGTGTAGTAGTGCGTAGCACCAGTCGCTTTTGCTGTAGCACGGTCTTTTGGGTAGTCCATATCATCCTCCTGTTATATGACACGAGCAATGATAAATGGATCGCAGAAATAAAACAAGGGGGCCGAAGCCCCCTTGAGATACCGCATAGATACTAGGTTATGCGCCTTGTGAGGCAAACATACCCAATGGGTCCGACCAGCCAAAGCTGTAACGCTCACGGGCTTTGTAACGTACGTTCCCTGTATCGAAATCCCCGTCCATGGAGTTCTGCAACGGAATACGAACAAAGTGCTTCATGCCGTTAGGAACGTCAGTGGTCAGGAACCATGCGTTCGTGTCGGTCAAGAAGTGGTTGATCGTATAGCCTTCCGGGATGGAACCGTTGTTAACGATCGCGTTCACGTCGTTGTCATTGGTGCCCGGACGCAGTTGGGTTTCCAACAGGCGGGTGGCTACGAACTGGAGTGCCGGTGGCACGATCAGTTTACGAGGACGAGCTGCGATCAGCAGACCACGTTCGTCAGTCCAAGCGGCGATCTGAATGACTGCGTTTTCCAACGCGGTTTCAGACAGGTCAACTTGGGTCGACGGCGTGTTGCTGTTGGTGCCGCCCGATACCAGCGGGTGCTGGGTGCTGAACAGAGCAACACCGTCGCCACCTGGGTAGGTGGACGAGAAGCCATTGTTCAGAACAGCCGCAGCTTTTACCTGCTTGGTGTAGGACATCGCACGAGCCAGCGCCTTGGTGTAGCGAGCCGACAGCGAATCGTAGAGGTTATCTTCGATTGCTTCTTCGGTCAGGCTGAAGCCAAGAGCGATGGTTTCGTGGTTGTATCGAGCAGTCCATGCTTCCTGACCATTGTCGTACCGGATCGCAGAACCTTCGTTCTTAACCGGTGCGGCGCTGAAGCCAGACAGCTTGGTTTCCTCTTCGAAGGAACGCTCGGAGGTCTCGGTTTCGTAGATCTCCTTGTGCTCTTCGCCGTAACGAGCGTACTCCATGCCGAACAAAGCGTTCAGGCCAGGCAGTAGCTCTTTCAGTAGTTGTGCGCGTGAAATAGCCATGTCTTACTCCTTAAACACCAGTCGGGTTCAGATACGCGTGGCCGCCAGTCACAGTCGATGTGACGAGGTTAGACGTATTCGTGAACGTGGAAACAATGTACGGTGCGTTGAATTTGCAGATGAACTCGCAGAAGCCGTTAGCGCTATTCGAGGTATCTGGCACGATATCAACGATACGGATTGGCAACGATGCAGTCGTGGCGAACGATGCGCCGTTGATCGCAACTTGCGAGTCACCCGTAGTGTTCGAACCATTGTTCTGGATAAGCGCAGCGTTCAGGCCGATCTGCTCCGAGCTATAGAAAGCAACGGTAGTACCGGACGAAACAGCAGCCATCTTGAACAGAACATCAGGATCGTCAACAACGTACGCCTGGATGTCAGGAGCGTTAGTACCACCAGCGTAGTACTGGTAGTTCAGCTTCTGGTTAGTCGATGGGTTGGTGTAGGTGCAACCTAGAAAGATGCCAACCGGGGTCGCGGTGGAAGTGCCCGTGTCCTTTTGAACCGTGCCGTCCGAAGCGATTTTCACGACATCGCCGTAGTAGATGCTAGTAGCGTAGCCGCTAGCAATACGGAATAGGCGAGTCGAACCGGCGTACACCTGTCCGCCGATCAAATTGATCGGCTGAAGCCCATAAGGCTTCGATACAGTAGGATATGCCATTGATAACTCCAATAAGTTTAACCGCCGCCCTTAGTCGTCGAGGAACTCGATTCCTTAAATAGCGGCATACGTGGGTCATTTTGACGCATAAGATTGTTGTCCACCGCCTTGATTTGCTGTTCCGATTGCGCAAGGTAATGTTGGTTACGTTGCTCGGCTAGCTCCTCTGGCGTCTTGCACAACATCACGTCGCCGACTTGGACGCAATCTTTCCAACGTCCGTCGCCATTGACTAGCAGTGAATATTGCGGCTGCTCTTCGACCTTGACTGGCTCCCAACCTTCTCTGATTTTGGTAGAGATGTTGCGAGCGTCGGACTGGCCTCCAAGCGTTACGCGAATCCAACGGTATTTGTAACCCGGCTGCTTATCTGGTTCTGGCAGAAGCTCCGGCGGTGCCCACTGCTGGGGGCGCTGCGTTTGGTTACGGCTTTCTGTACTACGTGGCATACGGTTCTCGGCCATTTATCTACCCTCCAATTTCATCATTTCCTGTACGTATTTCTCCAACGGCACACCCAGTCGTTTGGCTGTGTTGACTGCCGACTGCGCCACCTTGACTTTTTTTGAGCCAGTGCTGCGCGTTGCAGGAGCCACTACAGGGGCGGGTTTCTCGCGCTGGGGTTTTGTCTCCTGCGCGGGGGCTTCGTCCCGATCTGCAAAATACTCTGGGAATCGACGACGCATGGTGTCGTCAACCTTCTTCCAGTACTCGTCAGTGGACGGATATGACGTCCCATACTGACCGACCAACTTCTGATGCAAGCCCAGAGCCAAGCTGGTCATCTCCTCGTCCTTACCAAACCATTCGTTGCGCTCTTGCCACTCAACGGCCCTTTGGTCAGGACGGGGGACTGGATTTGATGCGGGTTGTACAACAGTTTGCGGCTCATGTCTAGTCGGAACAAATTCATTTGCCCGCTGTAACTTGAACTGCGCTTGGTTCAAACGCTGCTGCGCCTCAAGCAACTGATCAGCATCGCCAATGTCGTAGGCTTCTTTGTAAGCCTTCTTGGCCGCTTCCATCTCCAGCTCTGCTGCGTTCTTGACGGTCTCAACAAAGACTTGTTCGCCTTGGTTCAACCGGCCTTTCAGCGCGTTGTTTTCCTCGATGAGCTTCTGGGCGTAGGCGATTGCCTGCTGCTGTTCACGCAGAGCAGCCTCTTTTTCCCGGCGCTCGTCGTGCCACACCTTCTTCATCTGCTTCAGGCGCAGCTTGACGTTGTCGGAATACTCTTCCAGCTCGTCGCTGTCTAACTCTTGGACAATCTCCTTCGGCATCGGCTCACGGCCTCTGTCCTCCGGCGGGGTATCGTCCTCTATCTCAAACTCAAACTCCTCCGACTGAGCCTCGGCTTTTGTGTCCTCTTGCTCATCTGGGAACTTGAACTCCTCACGATCTTGTTCTGCCATTTGTTTCTCCTTTGTTAGGCGCGACTAATGCCGCGTGGATCCTGCACGACCGCCTCGACCACGTCGTCGTTGATGAGCCTGAACTCTTGACCGTGGATCTTTAGCCGCGTGCCGGTGTTAGGACGGGCGAGAATGAAATCCCCTTCCTTGCACCATGGACCGTTCGGAAACCGCTTCTCATCTTTGTAGCAATCCGGGCCCATCTTCAGGACAAAAAAGACAGTAGCCAGTACCTTTTCCTCGTACATGGTTTGGTCTGCTTTGACGAGACCGCTGTCGAATTTCTCCTCGGCAGGCGGAAGCGCTACTAGGATGTGATATCCAGTCGGCTCCGGCAGTTGCTTTGCTTTCTCCTCCGCTGTTTCTGGCAACGTTGAAGTCTCGCCATCTTGACTGGCGATCAGTAAT